CAAATTGTCTAAAACTGCAGGCTTTAACAGATTATAATTTTTTGTTGATGGTGACTTCGTTATAAGATCAGTCAAATAACCTCCAATATATCCTGATCCACCAATGATTAGTATTTTATTCATATATTTTTATATACCAACTTATAAAAAATTTCAATAAGTTTAAAAAATTTTTATATTTAAATTATAATTTTTATAATTTTATTTTGTAATCCATGAATGTTTCTGATTTACCTACGTCAATACTAAAAAATGATTCAGACCATGGTAGAAATTTTATATTTGTTTTTTCACCTATGTTATAGTCGTAAGTTTCTTCCGGCAATAATCGTTTTACATATTTATCCTCTGGTAAATCACCATGCTCCCATTTTTTATCAAAATGAGTTTTTGTATTTGATATGTTCCATCCTGAACTCATAAGTATATAATCTATTTCAAATGAATTATACATGGCAATATTACCCTCCATCATTCTTCTTAAATAATCACAATCTTCATAATTACCACCAATGAATCTTTCATCCATAAATCCAATACGTCTAAATAATTCTTTTTTAAATCCAAAAAATCCCCATGCATATAACCCAGCAAATCCATATCCTTGTTCTAAAAGATCAAGTACTTTTTCTATGTGTTCTTTTTTTGGTCTAGCTTTATCACTACAAATAATAATAATTTCTGTAGGTGACTCAACAACACAATCGTTTATTAGTTTTGAAAATGATGGATAACCATGACCATTTTTCCAAATTGATTCTTCACCTATGTTTTTCAAATGACTGATTAATTCATCTTTCAAAGCGTCCCTATTGCTTGGTACTATTATCGTATAATTTTTATTCACTTTTTTCCCCTTCTTGTATGCGATATACTAGCGAATCGAAAACTGTTACATGTTTCATATCGTATTTTTTATTTAATTTTTTTTAAAAAACTGGTATCGTTTCGGCTTTACATCCACCAAACCACCACATACATTCCGCAAATGTACTAAGACGACTGCAGACCAACATATCACTTTTTGCACCCAATAACATGGTTGCTGCCGAATACTGCATTTGTGTAATATGATCTGGTTTGATATATGTCACGACATTATAATCTTTCAAATAATCAAAATATTCTGGTAAAACACTGTCTTTATCACATGTAAGAAAAATAGTTTTTGCTTTTGGTAAAAATTTATCAATTGCATTTTTATATGTTTCAAAATTATAATCTCTTATAACGCCATCACGTATTTGAGTACAATTAGGAGGATCAAGCTCATGCTTCCAGGTTCTTATTTGTATTGTTAGTAATGGATATTCAAATTGTTTAGAAACTCTATCTACTTCGGATAATACTTCATTTTTCCATTTAATCTTTTTAATTCCGCTCTGGATTCGATTATATACTGTATCACATATAAGATTTCTGTCAAAAAACCAATCAATAGAATGTGTTGAAAACAAATATGCAAGCTTTTTATTTACTATATTAGGATGATCCCCCAGTACTTTCGCATCATTTATTAAATCAGGTTGTTCTGTCTCTTCTGATTTTAAAATAAGAAGTCTTGCTGAAATGACAGATTCTCCGAATTCATGAGGACCATGGCAAATTAAAGAATCATCAAAAATTTCTCTACAATCAGCAACAAACTCAAACCAATATCTAACTGTCGGTAATACAAAAGATTCTCCAAATTCATATGGACTGTATCTAATTAAAAAATCATTAACTCTTGGTAATATATTGGTTTCTCCTATGCTTAAAGCTGTAACAAACGACTTAAGAAAATTACATAAACCAGATTCTATTTGAACTGTAAATTTCATATAAATTAGATATTATTTGACGAACTCGTTTATCATGCTTGTCCATTTTTCCCGACACCGTTCAAGTGTGTATTCTTTTGAATAAAATTTACGGGGACTAAATAATTTACGATTATTGATAACGTATCTTATTGTCTGAGTAAAATCTTCGTCATTGGCTATTAATCCCCAAGTCTTATCGTCTTTTCTATCCAAATAACAACCCATGGGTCTTGCCACCATTGGTATATCACACGCCCCAATTTCTATCCCAGCAAAATGTCCTTCTTCATTTCCTGAAGTACAAATGCCACATACTGATGAATTAATTAAAAGTCTGACTGTATTAGTATTAACTCTGTTAAATATGCGTACACGATTTCTACTTTGATGGGGAATTACATCCAAAGTGGTGTTATCTTTCATCACCAAGCAAAAATTAAAATCCGGCATTACTTCTATGAGATTTAAAACTCTATGAAAACCTTTTTTATGATACGAGGAATCTCCTATAAAAAGGATTGAATTGGGTAACACATCTGGGTGTCTTTCGGGGATGGGTTTAAAAAAATTAAAATCGGATGATTGTTCAATAACCCGCACATTTTTAGGGTTGATTCTATCTTTATAAAAATTATATGTTTGCTTTGAAGCGAAAACTACACAAGTAGATGTGTTTATAACCTCTGTTTGCATGGGTTCGTTCATCATATCTTGAATTAAACAAAACGTAGGTACATCGATATTAAGTTTGCGGAAATAAGAACCGTTCCTGATAATATAATCAGGATAAGGTTTGATGGACTCTATTACATTTGCAAGTATTGAATAATCTGTATATCCATTGCATTTATCTTGAAGATTGGGAAACCAATCCAATAAATCATGCCAAAACGTTCTTGTATTAGGTATACAGGTCAAGCAATCATTTACCAGCCACCCATTTTTAGATTGTCCCCATTTGGATTTATCTACTATGTTATTCATGTTATGTCGTTTTTTTATAAAAATCTAACCAATATTCAATCATCTCGTCCATTAATTGTTCAAACGTATAATCAGGTTTCCACCCTAATTCGGTTGTAATTTTGGTACAATCACCTCTTAGGTATGGCAATTCTTCAGGTCTTAAAAATTTCGGATCTTGCACAATATAATCTTTGTAATTTAATTGTAATTTATCAAAAACATAGTTACACATATCTCTAACAGAACGTGTTTCTCCTGTTGCCACTACCCAATCATCAGGTTTATTATGTTGTAATATTAAATGCATTGCCCGTACATAATCTTTTGAATGACCCCAATCTCTTTTAGAGTCCAAATTACCCATCACTAATTTGTCTTTCATACCTAATTTAATTTCTATTGCGGTTTTAACCACTTTGTTTGTTACAAAGTTACTGCCACGTCTTGGTGATTCGTGATTAAATAAAATACCATTACTCGCAAATAATTTATATGCTCTTCTATAATTACGAACTATATTGTATCCAAATACCTTTGAACAACCATAAGGACTAACAGGGTTCATAACTGTTGTTTCCTTTTGAGAACCATCTTCTTCTACGGATAAACCAAACATTTCTGAACTACTTGCTTGATACAATTTAGCATTTGGGCATGCATGTTTATATGCCTCCAATATATTAATAACACCCAATGCATTTGTTTGTACTGTAAATTGTGGAATATCAAAACTTATTCTGACATGAGATTGAGCGGCTAGATTGTAAATTTCATCTGGTTGTATTTCCCGCAACAACCTTTCCATTACTCCTTGATCTAACAAATCACCATAATGCACATGTATTTTATCTCTTACCGAGTCCAATCTTGTTTGTTGATGTTCAGGCATAGAATTTCTGCGCACAATTCCATATATTTCATATCCTAACGAAATCAGATGTTCGGTCAAATAGCTTCCATCTTGTCCATTTATACCTGTAATAAATGCTTTTTTCATGTTTATAGTCGTATTTATAATCGCAATAAATATTGCAATAGTTATTACTTTTTAAAATGTCCCATGACCAGAAAACACTGACATTTTTGTTAAATCTGGCCAATCTTGGTATTTCCATTTTCTTGGTTTTGTTTCAATCGCTTGTGTTAACTTATTAAGTCCTAACTGCGCTGTCTCTGGTGTCATATAGTAATGGTATCCCATTATCTGAATATTTTGTTCTCTCCAAGGTATATCAGGTAAACGTCCATCATAACTCATTTTTTTGAGTATAACTGCATCTTCTTTATTATCCAGTAATATCATTCCTCCACGACCCAAGCTTAAATGTTTTTGGAATTGAAAACTTAGACACATATAAGTATTTGGGATATAGCTATTTTTTTCCCATAATACTGCAGCATCAATTATTTTTTTATCATCATAATTTAAATTATAAAAATTATCCCATTGTTCATCTCTCCAATTTAATTTTATTTTTAATTTATTGGCCAACATGGGTATGGACAAATATGTACGTACCGGAACACTAATTTTTGTTATATTGTTTAATCTTAAACATAATTCAATACCATGCGTACAACTATCAATAGCCACTGCATAAGGCGCATTAAAAAAAAGCGCAATTTCATTTTCAAATTTTGTTACTGTGTTAAACATTTTAGTTATTATAACTTAATTTTTTTGCATTAGAAATAGCTTTGGTGCCATCAATTTTTTTAGTTAATACTGCAGGATTTCCTTTATATACACCCCATTCTTCGGTATCACCTAATAATAAACTTCCGGCAGCCAATAATACACCTTTTCTTAATCTGGAACCTGGTAGTACGATTGAATTTGTTCCTATATTAGAAAATTCATCCATAATTACAGGTTCTATAATTTGCTTGCCTTTTAGTTCATGCGGTATCATTGCTCCAAACAAACCGCTATCGTCAAATCTGTCAGATCCGCATATTATTCTAGCTCCTGCCATTATGTTGTTAAATCCTTTAGCAATAAAGTTAGCAGTTTTACCTCCTAAAATAGTTACATAAGGACTGATGTGTACATAATTACCAATTGATATTTGTGTTGTACAATAAAACCCTTTATCTATAGCAACATGATTATATATGATACAATTATCTTTTTGTTTTATTACAATATCTAAATCTAAAATTACATCCTCGCCAATTTTCACAAAATAAATCTTTTATCAATTTTTTGACCATAATACGGACCAGTTTTATATTCATAAACAAATGTATCATCTTCTAATATTAAATAATTATGCCCGCCTGCAAATGTAAAACTAGCATCTCCAGCTGATAATATCGGCTCCGCAATTATAATATCATCTATATCATAAAAAATACATTGTACTTTTCCTTTTATAACACACCAACTTTCTTGTGGTATATAATTTTCATCATGTCTTGGATTGATAATATGCTTGTGCGGCTTGAATGTTTGTCCTTTAGGCAGCTTTAATGCAGCACATTGCAAGTATGCTTCTTCCGAACTTAAATCTAGGCGCTTGGATACAATGTCACTACTTCTTACAATTTGATGAAGAAGCTTACCGTTAATTTTAGAGTATATTTTTTCCATAATAAATAATTTGTTTTTATATATTATTCGCTCTTTTCCCCTTCTTGAACATGATACACAATCGAATTCATCACTGTGACATGCTTCATTCCATATTTTTTTTCTAAAATGTCCTCGAAGAAATAAACATCTCCCGGTTTATATACAGGTCTGTCGTTTGGATATCCGGCGTATTTGATTCCGTCAATTTTAAATACATTTCCGGGCGGATACAATCCCGCTTCTATAAATCTTTGTTTTTCAAAAACACACGGCATAAGAAGACCCCAAGGCTTTATTTCGTCTTTGGATATTGTTTTGGTATATTTTTCAAATTCAGCACGATTGAAACTTTCTGGAGTCATTCCAAAGTTTTTTGGAATTCCATGCCGTTCTGTCGCTACATTAATTCGCCCACTTTCCACCAGTCTGCTACAGGGAATATTAATTCCGTCATGATATTTTAATAAATTGTCCAGCCAATTTGGTGAAAATCCCATATCCGAATTTACAAAACAAATGTTGTCATATTTGCTACTGGTTGCGCCAAAATTCCAACACCGGTAAACCCGGTTAAGATAAAAATCATTCGGAGATTTATCCCTGTAAATTGTATGGGGTATTTGCATTTCCGTAAGCGTGATTTCTATTTCCGGAGTAGGATCATTTGCAACTATCCGATAGCTTACATCCCAATCTTTGGATTTACACAAATCACTGTTCAACTGATTGTAAATAAAATTTAAATATTTTTTTGATTTAAAAATTAAACAAACTAACTCAATATTTTTTTTCATTTGTTTTTTACCTGAAAAATATTCCATTCAAACGAAAAAGGATCCCCGAACCAATAAGGTCCGACGGCTCTTGCCATTTTTTTATTGCTCATTTTAACTATTTCCATCATTTTTTCATAAGAATAAAAATAAATCATAGCTTGATTCAAATCACTTAAAATTAAACTTGATAGTTTTGTTTTTTCTGGATTTAGCGAAGCAAACTGAAAACTAAACCAAGCACCTTCTTTCAGATTAACCTCATTAATAATTCTCAAAACTTCTTGTTCGTGACAATGTTGAAAGGTAAGATGGCTAATTGCAAAGTCTACCGGTTCAATTTGTTTTAAATTTTTTGATATAACTGTTTTTAAGCATAGAGATTCCACATTTTTAAGAGCAATTTCCGAAACATCACAACCTATTACTTTATTGTTTTTTGATAATTCTTTGATTGCCTCTCCTCGTCCCACACCAATTTCTAAAATTATTTTATTTTCAGGCAAATCTAATTTGTGATAATTCAGAATTTCACCCAGTCCAGAAGATGTTACAAAGTTTTTATCATCTGTTCTGATATGAAAATCGTCCCATTGATTTTCTTTGTATGTTTTTGTCATATAAATTTACTCAGGTTTAAGAATTTTATTTCTTAAGCTTTTCGGCATATAATTCTATCAATACTTTTTTTTCTTTTGGATTTGACAAATTTTTCAATTCATACCATGCAGGAATTATGTTTTCTGGCAATTTTTCCACAGTGAGCGTTTCTTCATCTATCAAACGATCCAATTCCCAGCCTTTTTGTCCCAAAGAGCGATAATTCAAATACTTTTCAACAATGTTATCGTCATTACTAAACCCCTTATGAATTACACTCACATCTACTGGGCACCCCTTTATGGTTCCTTGAGGAACTTGACCATGATGCAATCCCTTCGTATCGGGAAACCAAAGTCTTTGAGGCTGACCCCACAATGGAAACCAATGCATATGCAAATTGTGATATCCCTGATCGACTCGATACCACACATCAGATCTCCACAAATTATAGTGTCCGAAGCAAGGAAGATCTATACCTTTGTCATCTAATTTTTTGCACAAACGCCGCAGATTGTCGTCAATCAGAAGTCTTCCATCCAGTATAAGATCTCCGTCCAGCCACAAAATCCAATTCACATCCGGGTGTTCTTTTAATAGAAGTCTGTAAAGTTCTCCTTTGCATATTAATTCTTCATTAAAACGGTTAGTAGGACTGTATAAAACTGTGGTTTTATGCTTATACTTTTCATATATCTCACGACTATTGTCCGTGCTGGCGTGATCCCATATGTAAATGTGGTTACACGGTTCCATGCATCGGAACCAATTTTCCAAGTTTCCTCGGGACGCTTCGTTTCTTAGTTGACCGAATCCTATAATTTTCATATTAACAGATTTTTCCTCCTTGTATGCTATTTGTTCCCCAATCTTTTTCAAGTGTTTTTACAAAAATATGACTTTCATTTATTTCTTTTGTGATTGCACGGTTTTGTAAAAACTTATTTAGATTCGATCCGAAATATTCAATATCTTTTTGAGACATAAAACTGGAGTCATTAGTATATTTAAATTCTAAATTTTTAAAATTTGTTCCTATTGCGACACAATCCATATTCATATTTTTTTTAATACCTCAATTATTTTTTCAGATGTAGTTCCATTACCCAACCAGTCAATATTTTTATTTTCTTCAAATTTTTTAACAAAATTATTTATATTATCTATTTCATAACGACAAACATGATCATTTATTTTTAACATAATCGAACAGTGGTTTTGTATGCTTTCAGGACGTTCAGTATAATCACGAGGAACAATCACAGGAACATTTAACAATGCAGGTTCTTCTTGCCCTGTTCCCGAATCACTTATAATAAAAATGGAACGATTGCATAATTTCAGATATTCATCAAAACTTTGAAGCGGTATGCAGATACAATTATTTTTATATTCTTCGTATAATCCATATTCATCAAGTTTTTTTATTGTTCTTGGAAAGTTTAAAAATATGAATGCGTAACCATAATTCTTTTTAAAATATTTTATATACTCCAACAGGATTTGCGTTCGGTTTTTATACAGAAAATTTTCAGGACGATGGATATCAACTAAAACATGTTCATATGTTCTAGGAGCAAACGTCTTTTGTTTTATAACTTCCACTATAGTATTTCCTACCACGTGAATGTTTTGAGAAGGAATGTTTTCCTTCAATAATTTATCTTTGTAGTTTTCATGATAAACAAAATGAATATCCGATACACTATCACAAACAACCCGATTGATTTCCTCAAGCATTCTTCGGTCACCTGATCTCATTCCTGCTTCGATATGAATTACACGATATCCTTCTTTTTTAACGGCAACTGAACATGCAACCGAATTAGAATCTCCTAAAAAGATAACCCCATCTACATTTTTTATTGTACGTAAAAGTTCAATAAGTTTTACTGAAGCTTCTGCAGTTTGATGAAAATGTTCCTTACCCTCGCCTCCAATATGAAGATTATGATCTGGATTTCTAATGGAAAGACTTTTAAAAAAAACATCAGAAAGCATAGCATCAAAATGCTGTCCAGTATGAACCATGACATGATTAAAATTATCATCAAGTTTTTTAAAAATTTCAGACATACGGACAAAATCTGGGCGTATACCTATGACTGTAACAAATGTTTTTTTCATTGATTGTACTGGGTTACTTTACGAGGAACCATCTTACCCAGACCTTTTGTGTTTTCAACCCTATAACTTGTTATTTTACATGTATATTTTTCAAATAATATACGGTTAAAATCTTGAAATAATTGAGAAAGAATAGGGTGATGTTCTGTATAATTCCCCAAACCATGCCATTGATGTATCACAATAGGAACATTGCTGTATTCTACATTCATTTTTTTATTTAAAATTCGTTTGACCAAATCATTATCGTCATAAGCAACAGCAAAACTATAATTTTCATCAAAACCACCAAGATCATCCAAATCCTTTTTCTTTATGGCACATGCAAAATGCATTTTTGTGTCCCTATAAATTGGATGATTGTACCATGCCGTTTCTTCGCAATGGCTAACCGGACGATTCACTATTGGATTTATAGACTGATTGATGACGGAAAAATCAATTTGTTTTACATTTTCATTTCTTATCTTTTCAGAAAGTTGCTTGTCTATGTTATAACAACTAAAAACCAAATAATCATTATCAGATATAGTTGAAGCTTTTTGAAGAACTTGACCCATATGAAAACATTCAGGGTTTTGAAGCAGAACCACATCTCCTTTGGCATAACTAAAACCTATGTTGAATGGAATACACGGATTGGTATAAAATTTATTTTCTTTTTCCAATCGAACTAATGTTATTGGAAAATCGTATTGTTTAAGTTTTTCCTCAAGACGATGTTCTTCTGAACTACAATCATCAACAACAACCAATTCAAAATCGGTATATTTACTTTTTTGAATAGTTCTTAAAGTAAATTCAAAAAGATTCCACCGATTATTATAAGCTGTTATTATAGATACCATTTTTCTTTATTTCTTTTAGTATTTTTATTACTTGTTCTCTGCTTGAATCTGGAACACAATTTTGCCATGCCGGATTATAACCATGTTTTTTTGAAAATAGACCGGCACCTTTAATAATATTTTCCCGCCAATCATTACGAGGTCGGATCGAACTGCTGTGTTCTGAACACATTTGTTCACCAATAAGATCCATACTATCAGCAAGGTCTGCCCAATTCCAATAAGGAGTGGTATAACCTGCTTTGGCTATTCGATAACTATGCTCTACATGTTCAAAAGCGTTAAGAAATTGTTCATCAATAAGACCAACCTTTTGTAATACTTCCCTGGTATAATAACAAAAAGACCCTACACATCCTTGAACAATTGCAATTTTTAGATTTTCTGGATATTCCACCACAAACCGGGGACATGTCGGACCTCCAGATAAGCCATTTTTATTGGCAGGCCCATGATAAGCAAACATAAAATGTTGAATTCCTGTAGCTTCCCTGGCTTTTATATATTTGTTGAAAACATCAGTATTTTTAATAATCATGTCATCTTCAATTATGAAAATATGCTCAAATCCCCTTTCCAATAAGTTTTTAAATAATATATTTTTACTTTTACCTACACCCTGATTTTGTTTATTTTGTATAAAAACATGATTTTTACGGATTGGTTCTTTAATTGGTTCACCATCATTGATTGTAACAGCAAAATAGTCTTCTGGAATGCTTGCAAGGCATTTATTGTAAAAATCCTGCCTATTGCAAGTTACTATTCCTATACCAATGTTTTTCACTTGTATTGATTTACTTTAATATAAATAATATCAATGGCTGATCCGAATGTAGTTAATATCAAAGGACTACCTCGCATTGAGGAAATTGTTAATGGTAATCTTTTAATAGTGGAAAACGAACAAGGCACAAATACGCTTGATTTTGTTAATTTTGTTATTGGTCCGAATAACACCAGTTTTTTTAATCAAATTACAAATTTATCTGCTGCCGTGGTTTCTTTAAGTGCAACAACCACCAGTCTTATTAATAGCTTAAGTGCCACAACCACAAGTCTTATTAATAGCTTATGTGCCACAACAAATGCTGAAATACAATCACTTTCCAGCACAGTAGACACTAGACTTTTAAATGTATCTGCAATTTATTACACAACAGGAACAGTAATCATAAGCACTGGATATAACGTCAGTAATTTAGTTTCAGTCGTAAAATCATCTTCCGACCTGAATGTATCTGCAAATGATTTGACCCTGGTTTTAGGTTCTAGTGCAAGTGGAAATCCATTTATTTATATGAATGATAATGATGTTACCAATATTGGAAATGTTGTTAATTTTTACGTGAGAACAACCAATATTGTTCAAACAAGCAGCATAAGTATTCGATACAGAATCTTAAAACCTTATTCGGTTTAAATATTATAATTAATAAAGCTAAATTATATTTATATAAGATTACCTGTAACTAAAACTCTACCTGATAATGCTGTATATGTGTTTGTCCCTGTGCTATCTACTCTAAACCATATTCTATTTTGCGGAGATGCATCATTACCAGAAACTAATGCTGTTCCATTTGATGCAGTTACAGATCCACCAATTCTATAATATCTGTTTATAGTAATTAAAGTGCCAGGTGTGGTTAAGCTTAGTTGATTTGTAACTTGATTAGCTGCGTTTGTTAATGTATCACTTCTATATAATCTAAAGGCAGGTAAGCTAGTATCACCCACATTACCGCCTGCTACTGCATCAATAATAATGGAAAAATCTGTAGCTAAAAACACTTTACCAGCTGGAACAGTGTATAGTAACTGAGCAGATGATGTATTAAGAAAATCTATAGAACTTAAAGCTGTAGTACCTACGCCTATTTGAGTGCATATAGTTGTAGCTGGGTCTGGTATAATACTAGAAATAGAATTTACAGTGCTGTAAACACTATCCCAACTGGCACTGTTGGTTCTTACATTGCTGTATACGCTATCCCAACTGGCACTGGCAACTTGTAATGGTGTGATATAAACGCTTTCTTCCCAAGTATCGCTCAAAGATTTTACAGTGCTGTAAACACTATCCCATCTTTCTGAAGATAATGATGAACGTATAGAATTGTTTATAGAATTGTTTATAAAATCTGTGTAATTTATTTGAGTTTCCCGAATACCTCGATAACCCACCAAATAATCTTGAAAGGTCAAGCTTGACAATGAATCAAATGTTGCAAAAGTACTATCAGCCATATTACATTCCTATACCTCTTACGGTTGGCTCCTTGTATATTATTTTTTCCTTTTCTTTTTCTATAACGTGGGTTTCCACATTATTTACCTTAATTTTGCGTAAATGTTGATATAAAAGAACCAAAGCAAGCGCCATTGGATCAAAAACAAAGATTAATACCAAAATAAAGTATCGAACAGTGCGATCCAAATCCAAGCCCAATCCTTCAGAAATAAACTTAAATGTCAAAATATCACTCTTTTTCACCTGAATTTGTCTGTTTGAAAGAATCTGTGTTTCCAACTCAAGTATTTCCCTTTGAGTTTGATCATATTCTTGCATTAAATTTGTATATTCTGTATTGGCAGATTCTATGGCTTTTGATGAAACATCTATCATTCTGTCTTTGGTTTGTTGTGCCCTTTTGTCATTATAAACAATTTTATCCCCTTCTTTGTCTTTGCCTTCCACCATGGTCGTACTTTTCACAGCATCATTAAGACGTTGTTCTTGTTCTTTTTTGCTTTCATTTAATTTTTTTAAACGATCATCATATTGCACAAGAATTTCTTTTTTCTTGGCTTTGATGCTTTCCAAATTGTTTATTTTTCCTTCATCAATTGAATATTCCGCTTTACTAATAGTATACGCAGAACTTAAAAATCCGTAAATTCCAAGACTTGTGATCAGAGAAAGTGCAATTACACCTGCAACAAGATAACTGGTCAGCATTTTGTTAAGCTTGTTCCAAAGATCATGAAGTCCAATAGTGGCTGAAAATTTTGCAGCTTCTAATGCCAATCCAAGAATAATGATAGGAATGAATTGGCTTTTGAAAAGATGGGCCAGCCCATATACAGAAAAGAACGCGGCACTTCCGGCTAGTACGAAAATGCTTGCTAAAAGAGAATATTTGTACAAATCTAACTTCACGAAAGGAATGTTATATCACCAGAACTAGGTGCAGCCCCTCCTGATGTTACTCTTGCTCCTTGTGCATTAATAGGGAGAACGCCTACAGGCACAGTTCCAAAACTTACCCATTGTCCGCCGACATAAAAATCATATGCTTTACTAGCCCCTACAAAAACACTAGCAGCTGCAGATGCTGTTCCCAAAACAGTGTTTGTTTGAACTGGTATGGCTTTGGTAAAACCTGCCGGAGTGGTTATAACAGCATAACGGTTATAAATTAAGGGTTGAGTATCGCCATAGGCAGGATTGGCGCAAACTGAAGGATTTAACGTAGAATCTAGAACAGTGGAATTAAAAGTGGTTACAGGTGGAAAGGCAGTGCTATAGGAAAGTTCTTTAAATTTTCCTTCTTCGAATGTTTGAAAATATCTTACAGTTTGAGATGCTAATATTGCCATTAAAATATTTAGTAAAAATGCATATTAATTAATAAAACCATTTTTTAAATTATACACACAGTTTCCATCTGTATCTATAATTTCCAAAATATCTTCACTATAGCTATTAATTTTTTCAAAAATACTTTTATGTGCCTCATAAGCATCTATGGCAGATGCATCAACTGTACGGATTTCTTTTTTCTCATTATTAATGACTTTTACAGTGTATTTTTGATTCATAAACCTATTTACAAGGGTTATGCTTTTTTAAAGTTTGGTCTTATCTATGCCCAAAGTAAAGTTTTCACAACCCACACAATCTTCTACATTAAAAACTCTGAATCTTCCATCATTTAATTGTACCAAAAACATGCAACTATGATCCAATCCATAATCAATAACAACTACTGCTCGTCCTTCTCCATGATCTTTAGCAACGACCCAGATAGGAGGGTCCAATTGCAATAGTCTTTGATTCATTAAAAATTACCAAGCAATTGAACTTGTGACATTTTATTTAAAATATTGTCTTCAGTTAAAACAAAGTTGCTGTAAGCTATTTTTTCTAAAATATTTGGATTTTTTAAATTGATCATTCTGCCCAAGTTTTTACATGTTCTCACTTCTATTATAAGGCACGGACTAAAACCGTTCATGAACAATGAAGGGCTTTTCCATTCATAAAGATACTGGTTACCATAAACCTTCTTCAAAATCAAATTGGGGTTATTTTCACAAAAAATACGCAAATACTCTGTTATTTTTGCAGAATTTTGTTGACTTGATGTATTTTGACAATATAGTGATGCTATATTTTTATAATCCTGTGCAAGCTTCATCTTTTATATTTAGCAAAATAAATAATATATAAAATGTCTTTTAACATTTGTTTTACCAGCAGATTTGTTCGTTTATGTGATAAACTTGAAATACCCACGAGTTTTCTGAAACAAAAAATATATGGTTATTTAAAAGCAACAAAAAAGAAAATAAAAGGAAAACGATTATATTTTGATACACATGGAAATCTAAAAATATCCAAATATGAAGAAACGATTCCTTTAATAGGAATTGTAACTTATTCGATAGAAAATACTAAATTAAATATTAAGAGAAAAAACTTTTTGCGGGATCTTTTACATGAACTTAGACATTTTCAACAGAACAGAATTTATAAATGGAATATGAATGAATATACCTTAAAAGATATTGATGAAGGAAATAGTAGATATTATAAAAGTAAAATAGAAATTGATGCCAGAAAATACGAGAAACGTTCGTTAAAACTTTATCAGGAAGTCAGAAAACTTTATGGTTGATCAAATATAAAAATCCAGGAATACAAAGAAAAAATATTCCCAAATCAAAAAAGAAAATGCCAATAAACAAAGAAAGCCAAAATGAAATGCATATGTGGCATCCGCTTAACTTTGCCACAAGTGGAAATTTTAAACTCAGATAATCCTGAAACGGAAGTTTAGTAAAAATTGTTAAATCGTCCTGAATTGGACTTTTAAACCAAATAACCAAAAGTGTTTCTACAATTGCAGAACAAAGAAATAACGATTCAATCAGCATTTTGCAAAACCAGATTCTTTTTTATGTTTTGAATGGTTTGTGTTCTTAAATTGTTATGGGCACATGGATAGCATCCACCTTGACGTTTTAGTGTTGCATTGCTTTGCACATATGAATTTCTTAAATTTTGACAATTTTTAATCTGAATTGGACAGGGTTGATCCATTTGAAAAAACTGCGTAATAATTCCATATTCTTCAACAATGTCCATAAAATTACTTATCTGAAACTTTTGGTATATCAATAGATTGATAATCCTGTTCTTCTTTTTTACTATCACTTATGCTTTGATCCAGAAAAGCTCGCCAAGCTATGAATCCTTGTAAAAAAAAGTTTATAAAAATAATGGTGGTTTGCACGGGTCCGATTTCAGAAAAAAGCTTGTATCCACTCAAGTCTGACATCAGGGCAGTCAGAGACGCTATACTGATATAAAGAAATCCTCTTAAAACGTATTTTTTTAATTTAAATCTTTTTGCCATCAATACTATTTAGCAAAGAAATTACTTCATCCTCAAGATATGGCATGCCTATTTTTTTCCAAATTCCTTCAAAGCTTTCATAATTTTTTATATTTTTTCTTTTAAGCCAATATACAGTTAAACGAGAAGGTTTTTTTCCTGTCATTTTAGAAAACACATATGCATAAAGACTCAATTGAAGAGCATATGTAAAATATTCATTACAAGGCAAATGGCTTATGGGGTGTGAAAAATAACTGTTTTCCCATCGACTTGTTCCAAAAGTGAACTTTTTATTTGTTTTATAATCGATAATTTCAAAAAAATTATTATCCATATACTCTGCAATCAAATCGGCAGTGCCTGCAATATGATAATCATGATCATATATCATGGTTTCGCTCAAAACTTTTTTATTGTGCAATCGATGATCCGCATTCATTTTTTCAAGAAATGGTTTCAAAGAAGAATCACAATCATTTCCTTCCAGATAATTTTGAATATCATGATGTATTCTTGTTCCAAAACCTGTTCCTTTATTTTTAATTTCTTCCCATTCGTTAAGAACATCTTGTTTGTCTACTCCCCGGTTTCCAGCAATACGTTCTGCTATTTTTTCGAAATCTGTTTTGGGTTTGAATTCGCCTATAAAAGTTGTTACACTTTTAAAAATCTGACCATCGGAAATTCTTGTATATGAATGTTTTTCTGAATCGAAAATAATTGGGCAAGAATTTGACATTCAATTGTTATAACATAAGATAACTAAAATTCAATGGCACATGGCACATCGCATATCAAAAACATCCAAAAATTTAAAGGTTGCAAAATCGGCACCTTCAACAGAACAAGTATCAAAACTCGCCTACTCCTTGGTGAAGAATGTCATGACTGCGTGTCTGGATTCAGAAAAGCATTATTCTGGGGAATGGTACGCCGAAGGATACAAATGGCACCTAACACGATCAATCAGGCATGCAACAAACTCATTAATGTTGGCAGAGAAATTGGAAAAAGACTTTGATAATGAAAATGCCCTTGATCATGCAAAAGGCGCTGCAATACGTGCAATAATGGCAATTATATGCCTGCAAAATAAAATTAAATAAAATTGTCTGATTTTTTTACTTTTACACCATAAAATTTAAATATTTCCAATCCTTCAGTGTCATTATCATATTCTTCTTGATATATTACTTCAGGAATTCCCCATGCACATATCATTCGGGCGCAGTAACTACACGGAAGAAGTGTAGATGCAATTAATCGGCATTCTCCCCGTTCAAAAAGACTTAGTAAATTAGTTTCTGCATGAATCATGTATTTTCTACGATGATTTCGGTCATTCCAAAAATTTTTAACTACATTTTTTCCAGAAACTAATCCGTTGTAAGAAACACCAAGAACTCTGTTGTCAAAACTTAAAGCACATGCTCCTACTTTTCTGTATGGATCTTCGCTTCTTTTTGATGCTTCAATTGCAAGATTCAGAGCATATTTATTCCAACTAATTCGCATATTCGATTATATCATGGGAACTATATATTCAACATTTCCCTGTAAAATTATCTAAATATTATCATGAAGTCTGTGGCCAAAATACTAACAGAGAATCAGAAAAAACTGAACGATGCTTCATATATTGGTTATGATGATGAAAATGATACGGTGCTAATAGTATGTCCACACGAATCAATTGAAATTTTTCAAAAAATGTTCGAAAAACACGGAAATCAAAGCATATATTATGAAGAAACTGAAACAGGTGCTGTAATGGTTTATATTTGATTATGTGTCCAAATCTTCCAAAAATTTCTCTTCAAGCGTAAAAGTTTCCTGTAAAATTTGTTTTTCTTCTTTATTCAAAAAAAGCCGTCCCACATTGTTTCCTTGAATATATAAATCAGCATGAACTCCCCCATTGGGAAGTATTGTTATAATATCCAGAGAAACTAAAGAATTTTTCATCATCTATTGATCTGTTATCAATTCAAGAATTACACAATTTAATTGTATTTTAGCTTTCAAATCGTTTCATAGTAAAACACGCATCTATCAAAAGCATGTTTGACAAACCAACGTTGGTTGTTACTAGTGCCCCTGACAAATGTTCTGCTGCAGTTGTGCCAAGCTGACCCCGTGCAACAGTCATCGTGGAGCTGGATCCGCCTGAGCTTACATACATAATTTCATCATCCACTTTAACATGGAAATCATTCCCACTAAAATTAGTATTAGCAGAAGTCAGGGGTAAACTTGTTGTAATATTGTTTACGCTTAGGGAAAGATTTGCAGTGAGGAAAACAGGAAGTGTACTGCTCACTATCCGAGCTGCTCCGCCATTATATGTGAATTTTCCGTTTGAATTGCCAACCCCCACTCCGTTACTTGTTCTGCTATAGTTGCCAGATAGTGGTTTTGCTCCAATACTCAGGGAGGACGCGTGACTATTTCCCGATGTGTCTTCAAATCCAAAACTAGGAGGAGTGCTAAATAGAACACCCGTTGTACCAATGTTTGATGGATTTAAAGTTCTGCTTTTTATTATACAGGCAATATCGGTAGTAAGACAGGCACCTCCTCCTGTAAGCTCGTTAATGTTGGCGGGAATATTTACTGCACTTGTCCACGCAACTGTGGATGCTAAATTTATACCTCTTGCGTACAAATTAAATGTACCATTGCCTGATAGAGTAGATACATTATTGTAGACATTTTCGTACTTGCCACTGTTGGTGTTGAGTGTGGTATAAGTTGATTCATACTTGCCACTATTGGTATTCAACGAGGTGTAGGTGCTGTTCCATTGATCGCTATTCCCTTCGATTGTACTGATGGTTCCAACCACAGTTAAAGCATTAGCTATGCTATCTGTGCCAATACCCATAGCACCAGATAAGAAAAAACCATTTGTTGGTCGTATTGCAAATTGATCTGTTCTAGTGGATTTGAATTGTGCAGACACGCCATTTTGATTTGTACCTTGCCATACCCAAGATCTACTGTGATCTGCTAATGCCAATCTACCACTTGCATAGCTGGTCACTTTAGTTGCCGAAGTGAATTGACCAGTGGCAGTGCTTCTCGTGCCAGATGCCAATGTGTCACCTCCACCTGCATAACTGGATTCTCCAGAAGCTATATTGTTTTCCCCTTGTGCATGACTGTAATTATTTGAAGCTAGATTGCCAGCACCTTGTGCATGACTTGCATAACCTGCAGCCGTATTGTTGATGCCTTCTGCGTAGCTATAATTACCAAAAGCTGTTGTGTTGTATCCTGTGGCAAAACTATAAAGACCTGTGGCCGATCCTGCTCCAAAAGAAGTTCTGCTATTATTACCCGAGAGGGTATCGGATGTAATCAGCAATCTTGAAACGGCATTTGTTTCAAGTGATAGATTATAAGCATCGTTGGTACCAATAGAAATGTCGGATCCTTTGGTATTGCCCCCATCCAAAATATAATTTGCACTGTTGGTGTTGAGTGTGGTATAAGTTGATTCATACTTGCCACTGTTGGAATTTACAGTGCTATATGTGCTGTTCCAGTTGGCACTGCTTTGATTTAAAATTGTGTAAAGATCATTAGCACTATTGCTTTCAATGAAAGTTATAAAATCTGCAACTGTCAGCTTTATTTCTTGTCGAGAACCATCCAAATTGGTTGTAAAACCAACCAAATGATCAGAAGCAGAAAGACTGGTTCCGGTTTTGTTTACAAAATCACCAAAATTTACAATTAAACCCATTTGTAATATTTACAAAAAATGAACAAAATATTAAAGACCGAATTTTTTATATAAATCTTTTTCCCGATTTTCCTGTTGTAAAACGTCTTTTTGAATGCCAAGAAGCTCATGCATTTTTAGCATTTCTTCGGTATTTAAAACTGTTTGATCTTCTCCATAAGTGCCTCCTTCAGGAGTAATATACATCTTGGCAAGAGCTATGCGTTCCTGGGGATTGCCATGCAAGTCTATAATAGCTGGCATATCGTCTTTTGGAAAGAAAGCGTGACAACCATCTTTGGTATATCTTGTATAAATCTCTTTAAATATATTATCTATTTCTTCCAAATATTTAAAATCTTTTTTTGTATCATCTTCACGCAAAACAATTTTATTCATGGCACTTGTTGTTATTATAAAAATAATATCCAAATTCTTCATGCTTTCTTTAACTGTTCCTATTGTACGTTCCATCATGATGGCATCGCATCCTTTATTACCTTTGTCATATGCCCACATGCTGTAAACCAGATTATCCAAGGGACACCGATCATGAATCACATTGTCTGTTCTTTGATATCCTTCCACCTGTTTTACCAATGCATCCAAGTACTTTAACTGGGACTTTCCATTAGTTTTTTGACTATGCGTGTCTTCTTCAATTAAATTCCTATATGTTTTTTCTGAAGTTTTATAGGATGGCCAATTTTTTAAAAAATCATTAACAAATGTGGTTTTGCCCATTCTTCCAGATCCGCTTACAGCTACTCGCATAAGATTATTTTATCTTATGAATTGGAAATTCAATATGTTTATTTTGATTTAATTGAAGCTATTACTTTTACAATAAACTTCAAAAGCTTGCTTCTTGTAATATCTTCTTCGGTAAAGTGAAAAGCATGTATTCCATTTTTATTGCTTTCTTCTGTATCAAAAGCCCTCATAATTTTTTCAAAACCTGATTTTTGAATATCTGATTGAAGACTGTCACCAATAATGAATAATTTACAATTTTTACCAAAACGTGTCAAAATGGTTACCAATTCACTATGTTCAAGATTTTGAGCTTCGTCCACAATAACCACATTGTTTGTGAATGTGGCTCCTCGAAGAAAATTAACAGGTATGCTTTTTAGATAATCGCTTTCAAAAAGCATTTCTGTAATTTGTTTCCCAACAAGTTCATCGCATTTTTCAATCAAAGGAATGCTCCATGGTTTGAATTTTTCATCCACTTCTCCTGGTAAACTTCCAAGTTTTCTTGTGGCAGATTCTACAATGCTTCTTATATAAACAATTTCATCAATCTTTTTATCCCGTAACATGCTTAGGGCAACAAAAACTGCCAGATAAGTTTTGCTGGAACCAGCAGGTCCGTCACAAAAAAGTATCTGTGAATCGTCTTCTGTTGCCTTTTCAACAAAAGCTTTATGGTGTTCGTTTAAATGAAATTTTTGATCTATTCTAAAATTTAAGAATATATCATTTTTTATTATACCATCTTCATCACGAGCCAATTTAGCAGGCTTTTTTGCCTGTCTGTTCTTTTTTGACATCTACTATTATTTATCAATTTTTTGATTTAATTGTAACAATTCTTTTATAGCATCTTCAAAATTAACTGTTTGCAATGCAGTTTTGGGTATTTCTGGTTTTGGTGGTTCAAGATTGTGAACAATATTTTGCAATTTATGCATAACATCATTTTCAAACTTTTTTTTATCTAGATCGTGAATTCGATCTATATGCATGGATTATTTTCCCCAGCTTGTTCCTGCAAAAGGATTGCTGAATCCACTTGTAACAGAATTTCCTACACGTGCAGGACGAGAACTTTCAGGAGATGCAATATTTTTTGCAAGATCATGATTTTCTAATTTAACTGGATTTTCTTTTCCTGTTTCATTTAAAAGAACTTCATGTCCTGTAACTGTTTTATTTTCATTTGTCTGGTAAATGATTTCACTTCCTTCGTTACCAATAACTTTGAATATGCCAAGCTCCAAACCCAATGAGAAAAATTCTTTTAGTTTATCAACTGTAATTTTTGAGTTTTCTGTAAGAATATCTTTAATCTTTAAAATCATATAGTATTTTATTCAACTATAACTTTTTTCAATAGTCCGGTATATGTTTCTAGATTGTTATAATATTTTAAATATAATATATAAAATTATTATATAATATCTATATTATTATATATTACCTTTAATATTTTATAACAATCTAGTTTTTTCTAGATAATATCTAGATTATTTAGAATGGGTAAAAAAAAGTCAATTTATTTTTTAAATTCGTAATTCTCGGACAGTAATTTGTTTACAAAATCATCAAACTTAATGTTTTCTTTCATGGCTTCTTTAGTGGCTGTAGCATACATGACTTCTTTGGCACGTTTTCCATAACGTTTTTTCATGCCCTTTAATCCTTTTTTCATACCTTTAACAATCTTTTCACGTTTTGTTTTTTGAGCAGAAGTCATCTTTTTTTCATTAATTGTATTCATAGTTTTATTTACTAATTATGGTTTTAATTTAGGAATCTGTTTATTGAAATTGCTGTCAAAATAAACATTTTCACCTTTTACTTTAAACAAAACTCTTCCTTTTCCATGAGGTTCTGGAAACGTATCATAACCTTTATTTTGTGCTAATGTCTTGATGTTTTGTTGACTGGCAGCAACTTGTTTTTCATTTTTTTGTTTTTGACCGGTCTTTACTTGGATTGTACTTTTTGATGTATCTTCAACTACCCAACTTTTTGTTGTTTTATCATAAACAAGATTTCCACTGAAACTGTCTTTCATTTTTTTGCTATCATCATAAATGTAAAAATTGGCACCTGGACTATTCAAATCAAAATCAACCAAAACTGAATTTATTTTTTCATATTGTTTTATTGGAGGATTTGCTGTTACATTTTTCAATTGAATATAAGAGTCTTTTCCAGAAATTTTATCACCAGAAACTGTGCCTGTAATTGCATGTGTGACTCCATCTTTGTTGAAATCAATATTAAACTTTTGTCCAGATCTTGGACGATCCTTGTGAAAAATACTCGCTCTTTGTTTAAACTCAAAATCACCCTTTCCTTGAGGTCCTAGCTTTTTAAGAGTAGATCCTATTCTTGATCCAAGACCGAAAATACCTGTTAAACCTTTTGCTCCGGGTTGGCGTTCTTTTCCAAGCAAAACATCTTTTGCAATATCTGCTGTTTTGCCAACAGTCCTGCTAATAATTCCTTGTTCATTCAGGGATGATTCGTTATGAAAATTTCGATAAGCATTTTTTATATCATCATCATTTGCACCATTTTGTTTTGCTATAAGTTCAACTTCATCAAATGTTGGAGAATTTTGTATTTGTTCCAAGGCTTGTTCTGGTATCTTGTTCAAAAGCAAACGAATAAGATTCCGTTTAAATTCATTAAGATTATTTGAAAGAACATTTAATCCTTTGGCAAAAACAGCAGCTTGACGAACCTGATTGTTTGGATCCACAACAAGAATATTCAATACGCCTTCGTTTTCATTTAAAATGTAACCTTCATAACTGGTGTTACCATCAAAATCTTCAAGATTGCTGATGGCTGGATCCACCTTGAAACGCATCCGACGAAGTTTCAATTTCTCGGAAATTGTTTGCAAAATGCTATTTTCAAATTTCATAATAATATTTAGTAAATATTAATGTGCATATCATTATAAATGCACAGTTGGTCAATCCACCATCTAGTGTTAGTTGTTTTCGGACATTAACAATGGTTGCGCATGTATTTTGTCATCATAGTGTTCTGATTGAAACCGATTTTGAAAAAGATCCTTATTATAAATTTTTAAAGAAATTTGGTGCTATGGATTTTGTTGATGATATTTTAAATACAGGAGAAGAAACTGGATTGAGATTTGATACTGAACCAAGATTTGCGCCTAGTCATGTTTTAGACAGGATAGACCACGACAACCTGGATCTTTGTTTGGAACTTATGGGATATCGACGTTAAGCCACATCTCGACCAACAGTATTGCCACCTCCAACCTGTGATGGAGGATTTTGCACATAGTTAAGTGCTGGTTTCTCACTAAACTGCCCTGCCTTTTCATCATAAGCAGGCAGAACATACTTTTTATTCACATCAATAACAATACCCAATTGAGACAGAAACTTTTTTCCAATAAGAACGGGTTGATCGTTTTGTGTTCGATCTCCTATGCTGAAAGGAACCATCTTGTGTAATACACCCCCAAAAACGATGTCCAATGCCACTAGGGGACGTTTTTCCTGCTCACCCGCCCCAATGTGTATGCTGACAGTATCCAACAAGGGTCTGGTCAATTCTATGTCGTTTACGCTTGTGAATTTTGCATATTTGTGTCCATTTTCTTCAATAATTTCACTGTTTACTCCACAAAGCACATTGTTGCTGTCATTGCCGCTGTCTATTTTGGCATCCACATTACCCAAACCATCAATGTAAACTTTTTCAATCAATCCTACTGTTTTTGGACAAAACTTTTCAAAAAAGAAACGAAATGGTTTGAAACTTTCTTTATTCAATTGTATTTCTGTTTTTTCCAATTTGTCTCCTTTTTTCCAGTGTTTGCCATCGTTGTTGGCTTTGTATTCAACTTTGTTTCCAACAACGTTTCCTTTTTTGCCTTTTATTTTACTAACTTTGGTGATAACACCTTTGCTTTTGTAGTGTTTGCATTCTGGATTGGTATTCTTGATCTTGTCACCTTTATGCACCTCATTTGGAGCCAGTTTGCAAATACCTTTTTTCATAAAGATATTTAACTATTTGGCAGATGCGCCTTTTTTCCAACTGATACGCTTGCTGCTTTTTTTATGACGTTTACGACTATTACACGCACTTTTTGTTGGACGACAAGCCGGATACCCTTTACGTTTTTCACCTTTTTGACGACCACAAGGCTTTCCGGTTTTGCAGTCTATCCATCCTTTGCCTTTGTTGTGACCAAACCAGTCTCGAAGAGATTCTTCTTTTATGATCTCAAGTATTCGATTATCAAACAAAGTGGTCATTTCTTTTTACTTTTATTACCCCAATTAGCCGCCCCTACTTTTCTGCAACGGGATAATGCACCACTGGCATAAGCACTGGGCCAAACCTTATAGCGACGTTTTACTTTTTGATAACAAGCATCTCGTTTAGCTTTTTTCTTGGTGGCTTCTTCAAGAAGCTGACTTACTAGATCGTTGAAGTTCATTTGTATTATTTATCATAAATAACTAAATAATTATTACCAATCTTTGTATGCTAAATTTTACAAAAGATCATTTACACAATTTAAGAAAGAAAAATAATTTAAAAGCAGCTAAAACTTCTAAAACATATACTGTGCAAGAACCAAATGGTAACGTAATTGTAACCAATAAATTAGTAGTATATTGTAAAACAAAAAAAATTGATTATGCTAATTTAAGAAAAACTGAAACAGGTAAATCTAAGCAAGCGTATGGATACCGTATACTAGAGGTAAAAGAGCCGATACAAAAGGAAAAATCCAGTTTTTACAACTAAAGTATTTGGCTGTACCGGGTTTTGCAGTGGAACATTTATGACGTGCCCGAAATGAACGACGTTTTTTAGGATTAGACTTTTTAATTCTTAGTTTAGGATCTCCATAATGAACTCGTTTTAATTTTCCATCAACTTTGGCACAGCGCATATATTTTTTATCACTGCGTGTGGATTGTGTTTGACCAGTAACCTTGGTACAACGAGCACCTTTCTTTTCCATAATCACACCTTCTTTTATTTCCTCATTGTCTTCGTTTCCACCATAGTAACCATAATCTTCATCTGTTCCAAAACCTGCACTGGCAAGAGCTTCAGCATCATCGCTCATGTCATGACTACCTTGATCACCATCATCACTCATGTCATGGCTACCTTGATCACCATCATCACTACGATCATCGTTATGATATTCGGCGTAATGTTGTTTCAGATAATCTTTAACAGCAGAAACATAATCTTTTGCTAAAGTAACCTTGCTTTGAACCCATCCTTCAAATTGATCATTGGGTTGAATCATGGGAAGCAATTCATCAATTTCATCTCGAATTGTGCGCAATTGATATTCTATCATACGTCCTTCATCATCACCTTCTGGAACATGTGCTTCGTTTAAATTGTTCATTAATCTGTTATAAGAATTTGCAAAACTAGTTTCTTCTTTCATGCTTTCTGGATCGCTTTCAATATCATATGGTTCATCTTCAAATTGATTGTTCTTATTGTCAGAACTAACATTTTTTCTAATAAATTGTATTACTTCTGCATCTGATCTAAATTGGTAAGGAAATAGCTCTCTTGTTCGAAGTATTAGCGGAGTTAAATCAGGTTGAGCATCTATTATTTTTGCTTTTTCCTGGTTATTTTTTTCTAAATTTTTTATTGATTCTTTTGCTTTATCCAAGTAAGTTTTGGAACTCATAGATAAAGTTGTGTTTGATTCTTCGCCTTCATTTGGAGCATATTTGTAATCTTCTGAAATAGAGTCCAGGGTTCTTTTTATAACATTCGGTTTGAATACTGAAAGCAATTGATTGTAATTTTCAAAAATATATGCAAGAGAGGGCTTTTTCTTGTGTTCTTTGACTATATCTTTTAAGATAATATTCAGATCATTTTCATCCATATCATATTCTACATTAATGTTTTTCATATGTTTGTGTTTTTTTGCTCCACATAGTTATTTATATATTCTATAAGAATTTTTGCAGTGTCTTTGATAACATTAAAATTGTTGGTTATATGATCTGGGTCAATTTGCCAAAGAGCCAAATATTTTTCGGTGTGAGGGGCAGGAATATCATATTCACTCAAAACAAAATTAGCTACACCTTCTGCCTGAAGTTCTCGTATTTTTCTTTCAGGAACTTTATCTCGATCTTTTTGATGCAGTATTTCATGCGCAACTTCATGAACTAATGTGCTAAGACTTTCACTAACAAGTTCAATTGTTCCACCTTTACTAACACCTCGAGCACCGCCCAACGCATCTTCGCTTTTTATATCCACAACAATATTATTGTCTTTGGCATATTGTTTTACCGCTTCGAATATGGTTCTCATGCGATCATCCAAAGGAGCATCATCGAACCATTGTATTTCTTCTGGTATTTCCTTTTCTCTTCCAGGAATAGGTTCAGTTTGAGAAATATCAAATACAGGAACCAAACGAAAACGCATGATTTTTGAAGATTCACCAGTAGTTGGGTCTACTCCTACTGTTACATCTGCGTCTTTTTGTTTCACCATAATTGGTGCATAAATCCGAATGGATTTTTCTCCTGGTTTAATTTTCCGACCAAACTGACGAAACCACATATTCTTTCCGCCTACCCTAGACGCATTTCTTCTTTGAAGAAAGATAAGAATTTGATTGTTGAAAGAATAGTTCCTAAAACGTTTTTGAAATTGAACATATTCTTGATATTCTTTGCTATTTTTAACATTTAGAACACCGCTTTTTAAAAGTTCCACAAATTTTTTGAATCGATCCTCCAAATTTTCACCACCAAATTCAGAAACGGTTGTGTCGGAAGATTCATCTTTATTAAATTCATTCAATTTAGTAATTGTATTTTTTACAAAATCATTAGATTGAGTGTCGTCTAAAGGAGATGTTTCCCAACGACGCTCCAATGCATTCCATTTAAATCCTAAAGTTTTGATAAAGTCTTTATTTTTATAAGTATCATTACCTGCTTCTTTAGGATTCTCAAGATCGCTACTTGCTATAAAAATAGTTTTTCCTTCAGGACCCGGTCTTTTTTTCAAAACTAGTTTTTCGTTTAAAATACTTTTTATATTTTTAAAAGATATCATGATTTACTAAGTATTTAGATGGGAATGAGCAGCGATCTTAAGAAATTAGGTGATCTTTATTGTGAGAATTTAGGTCTTGGACCTCAAGCCAACAGCACACTGAATCCGGCTGCCAGTATGCCAACTGTGGTTAAAAACGATCCAGAGAAGGTTTTAAACGAGTTTTTGACCTTTTTAAAGGGTCTACAAGGTCCAGATATTCGTAAAAAAGTAGTTTTGCGTGTTTTGGAAACTATTCTTTAAGACGATAAAAATTGATATAACATATTTGTCCATTTTGATGGACCATATTACCTTTAAAAATTTCTATTTTTTTGTTTTTATTCAAAATAGATAAAGCACGTCGAGCCGAGTCTTGATTAACTTTTAAATCTCTACAAAGCTGAGTGATTGTTTTCCAGTTTTTACCTTCAGGAAGTTTTTGACGACTTTTAACATAATCATGATAGATATTTTTCCAATTTTTTTTAATTGGTTTATAAAAAATTTTACTGGTGATAGCCTTGCTACATGTTAGGGATGTGCCTACATTTTTTTTAATTTTTTTTGTTTTTTCGCACCATCTTAAAAATTTAATAGAATTTTCTCCACTACATTTAATAATGTCCATAATTTCCAATCTGGTTTTCCAATTACCAGTTGGTCTTAACTCTTTTTTCTTTATTATAGCTTCTAATTGTTCAATCCATTTGGACATAATTTATACCATATTTTACGGATTAGAAATTTTCTTTTGCTATCATATTTGTATCCATCGAAAATTTCGATCTGTTTATTCAATTTGTTTTCTCTAATAAGTCTTAGAATTTTTTGTCTGCCCAAACCTGTTTTTTCTATCAATTCACCAACCGTAAACCAATTTTTACCAATAGGAATTCTTTGTCTTTTTATTTTATAAATATTATTTACAAAAAAGTTTTTCCAAGTATCGTTTTTCAAACGATACCATACAGCTTTTTGGATATATCCGTTTTTAGATCTTATATTACCAGTAAATATTTCACATTCTTTTTTGTGAATCAATTCTGTGATTACACCACGAACCATGTGTACTGATTTATTCGAAGCATTTTGAATTTCGTATATAGTTAACCACCCAGGTCCTTTGGGACGCTTTTCATCTTTTCTCATTTCTTGAAAAAGAAATTTTGCCCAATCATCTCTTTCAAGATTTTTTATTCTAAATTTTTTAGTGTTCATCTACCCATGATAATAGGCACAAAACAATTGTCAACTATATACTTTTATATTTGTAGGTATTATATATTTTCGATTACGCTCTTTTGCTTGATAAACTTCGTGAGATCCGTCGCTGTGAATAAGACCAAAAGCCCAACCATGCTGCCATCTCAAGCGGCGCATTTGATTTCTATTGTAGCTAGGATTTAAACTGCTAAGACATCCAATATTCCAGCATTCTCGAACATCAATACTCACACTTCGGAAATAATCGATTGCGTGTGTGTGTCCAAATAAAACATTTCCGTATGTGTCTGCATGTTGTTTGGAACCATGCATATTGTGACCATAACCATGAACAAATGAAAGGGATCCACATCTGTACACACCTTGTTTTGAATCGTAGGGAAACATTTGTACTCTATGTTTTTTAACAAGTTCTCCTATTTCATCTGTTCCTTGTGCTGCATAATCTCGCTTCAAGCCACTTGCTGCGTTGCTTAAAAGATCATAAATTCTTTCATCGTGGTTTCCTCGTAAAAACACACGTTCTTGACCAAATGAAAAAAACTTTTTAAAAAAATCTTTACCAGCATCCCAATCTTCTGACATGCTTTGACTTTGCTCGTAGTCCGCACTTGCATTTTTTCGAATGGCACGAAAATCCCAAACGTCACCGATACAAACCGTGAGATCTGGTTTATAATCTCGCATAAAATTAAATAAACATTTTAATGCAACTGGGTTCGACTCGTCTCCGTGCACATCACCGGCTGCAACAAACTTAATAGGTTTGGCCATATATTTATATTACATGTAAAAGCGTAATTTCAAGCAGTAGTCTCAGGAATATATTTATTAAGTATAGGTAAAATTTTATTTTCTAAATTATTGAATGCATTATTTGCATCAATTGTTAAATTAATCAAATCTGCTTTTTCACGATCATCTAATTTATCGATCAAAAGAGCTTTGCGAATCAGATCAACCAGATACTGAACACCTTGGGTATTTAAATTAGGTGTTTCTTCAGTTGGTTCTTCAGTTGATTGTTCTGGTGGTGTTTCTGCTTCTGGTACATCTTCTATGGAATCTAAATCTGCAGGCGGCGCTTCATTTAGAAGAGAATATTTCTTTTTTAAAATATTATTAAATTTCATTAAATTTTACTTAAAGTTTGATTAATTTTATTTAATTTTCCAACGAAAGCTTTCACAGTTCCTTTTACAGCAGTATCCACAACTTTTTTGTCTTGATTACTCATCAATTTTTTTACAACACCCAAATCATCGTCGTTCATTGATGCGTTACTTTCTTGAGAGTTTTCTTCATCTTCACCTTCTGATTTTTCAGATTGTTTTGATATTTTTCCAGAAGGATCAATTTTCATTTTTCCTTTCTTTCCATCTATATCATAGCTGATAATTGCATTCATTTTTTCAATACCATCGTAATTTGCGTTTCCAGAAGAAGTCATTTGATTTACAACATTTTTTTGTAAATCGTTTAATTCATATTCTTTAATATCTAATTTTAGATATTCTTGTTCTAAAAGGTTTTGAAATCGAGACATATAAGATTATTTACTCTAATTTCATAGTATAATTGCGTTTTAAGACAGAATTAGATAGATTATACTGTTTAAGAATTTTTTGTATGTCTTTCATGCTGAAATTTTTACTACTTTGTGCCAATATGGAATTTATAATTTTGGAAGCAATTTTTTTATAAAACAACTTGTCGGAAAATATCAATTTACCAAAATCTTCAAACGTTCCTTCATATTCTATAAGAGTATAATTAAGATATTTTTCAAATTTTTTAAGAATATTAAAACATATTTTATATATTTCAACATCTTCAAAGTATTCTGTGAGTTCTAAATCTTCATTCATTTTTTCAGACAATATGAAAGCAATATCCTCTTTCTGACGTTTGATTACAAAATTGGAAAGAAGTAGATTGGCCAGATGATAAACAAGTATATTTTTTGCATCCTTGTTTTTATTCAAAGGCTTTTCCAATAATTTTAAATTGTGACATGAATCCAAAATCCTTTTTTCAATACGATTTGAAAAAGCATCCCAGAAATCAATAAAAACAATATTATCCTTCTTTTTCATTTTGGAACCAGTATTCCCGGGGTTTTCCAAGTCTGCAGTTAAGTATTCCATTGTAGTATTGCTTATTTTTTATCACTTCGTTTTCAATTTGCAACTTTATCTCTTCATATCCAAGCTCCCATTTGCTTTTGCAAAACCTTAAAATTTCAAAAGTAAAATTTTCTTTACCATATTTTTCTATATCTTCATTTAATTCCCTGCAACTTCCAGTGTAAGTTTTCCAATCACTTTCAGAATATGATACTTTCCTATTTTTACGGCTTTTTAATCTTCTGCTTTTTTTAAATTGCAACTGTTTCTTTCCAATATATTTTCTATTATTTTTTATATTGGTGATCAAATAAATGAACCCAAAACTCTCAGGTTCAAATTTTTCACAAATCCAGTGACCATGATCACTCATGAATTACATTCCCCGTCTTTGTATCAAAATATTTCTTTTTTTCTTTTTCTTTTTACCTTTTTTTGAAATTTCAGTTGCTCCAAATGCAAAAGGAATTCTGGCATCTCCTGGTGCATATCTGTCTCCACTGGAAATAGTTCCAGGAGGATTAAAAATTCCTCCTACGCTTGGACCTGATCCAAACACACCACCTGTTCCGGAGACATTATCTTCGGACAGCATTTTAACAAAAATATTTGAAAAAAGACTCATATAAACTATTTATGAATAATGGATCCTGAAAAACTATTAGAAGAAATAAAACAATTTTTACAATTTGATGAATTGAATTTGAAAGAAAAACAATTAATGCTTCCCAGCATTAAACATCGTTATGCCACCATTTTCATACACACCAAAATGCAACTTGGCAATTTGTATACAGAACGCAAACGAACAATTCGAACTATTGTGGATGAAATCAACAAAGAATCTGCTATCAGATTGTCTGTTCCTGCCGCAGAAAAACTGGCATCAGATCATGAAACCATAGTTGACATAGATTCTAAAATTAGAAATTGTGAAGTGATTCTTGAGATTTGTGAAAAATCTGAAAAAATTTTAAGTTCTGCAAGCTATGACATTAAAAACTTGGTGGAACTAATCAAACTCGAAACAAATTGAATACCATATTCTTGGAAAAATCCAAAAGATTTGGAATGATAGAATCTCCTCATATAAGGATGATTCGAAATCATTTTTCATGTGAAAATAAAAATGCAAGACATATGCGCCGAAAAGGATATTTTGTTGCGGATCGTTTTTATTCTATAACTCCTTCTGGCAGATTTGATATAGGTCTTTTCTTTCCCATTTACAAGTATATGAAAGAAGTTCTTGGCTTGGATGATATTTGTGTGGATAAAGAATTATTAAAAAAAACTAATCCAATTCAATCTGATATAGAAATTGAATATTTACATTATGAACCCCGGGACTATCAAAAAGAAATGTGTGAAAAGGCATTCAAATTTGGTCGAGGAATATTTGAAGTGGCAACAGGAGGTGGAAAAACTTATGGCATGGCTGTTATTTGTCATAATTTAATTAAAAACAAAATAGCAAAAAAAATATTGGTGATTGAACCGGATTTGGGACTTGTGGAACAGGTTTATGATGAATTTGAAAAAAGTGGAGTTAAGAATTATGTTAAAAAATATACAGGAGAACATGATTTTGATGGTGATTGTGAAATTGTTATTGCTAATATGGGTGTTCTTAATGCCAGAGGAACAGAGAAAATAGATGATTGTGATGCCATATTGATGGATGAAGCTCACAAATATAAAAGAGGAAACAAAATAAATAAAATTTTAGACAAAATGGACGCATCTATTCGTTTTGGATTTACCGGAACCCTACCAGATGAAAAGGAAAATGTACTTTGTATTGAAGGAAAAATCGGCCCAGTAATTTACAAAAAAACATCTGTTGATTTGAAAGAATATTTGTCTTCAGCAATCTGTAATGTGATTGAATTAAACTATGAAAATGAACCAGAATGGCTTCCTCCAGACGATTTGAAGCGTTATCGGCAAGAATATCAATTTCTTGTTGAAAACAATTCTAGAAATAAAATAATAAGCACACTAAGTTGTAATTTACAAAATAACACTCTGGTTCTTATTGATAGAATTCAACATGGATTAGAATTGGAAAACATTTTAGAAAGAACATGTGAGAACAAAAAAGTATTTTTTATACGAGGAAACGTAGATGTTGAATCCAGAAATGAAATCAGAAAGCTTATGGAATCAAAAAATGATGTCATATGCATTGCTATAAGTAGTATTTTTGCAACTGGAGTAGATATTCGAAATTTGCATAATATTATTTTAGCAAACGCAGGAAAAGCTAAAATTCGTCTATTGCAAAGCATCGGTCGTGGGTTAAGATTACATCCCAACAAACAAAAACTAATGCTTATAGATTTAGCCGATCAATTATATTACGGAAAAAAACATTTTGATAAACGAATGGAAATTTATAACAAAGAAGAAATAGAAACAAAAATAACAAAATATAAAATTATATGAAAAAAAAACGAGGACGTAAACCAAAAAATCAAAACTCATCAGACGAAATTCTTGATGAAAACAAAGAAGAAATTAAGAAAAAAGCAGCCAAAGTAAAAAAAGAAAAAATTCATTATGTAAATGCCAAAGATTTTGAGGACGGCATAAGAACTTTTTATGGATCAGGAACACTGACACAATATCTTGGAGAAAGTGTGAGCAAGATAGCAAATGGATTAAGCTATGCACCAAATTTCATAAATTATAGCTATCGTGATGAAATGGTAGGAGACGCCATAGTTAAAATGATGACCGCATTAAAACATAAGAAATTCAATCTTGATTCTGGTTATAGTCCATTTAGTTATTTCACAACGATTGCATTTCATGCGTTCATCAATCGAATCAAGAAAGAGAAAAAACATCATGAAACTCTGGAACAATATAAAGAAAAAGTTTATACTGATAAAATGAATGAAGGAATGATTTCAACAGGAACTCGGGTTTATATTGATCAAGACAATTAC